CAGTGCTGTAAAATACCCCATACGGAAAGGAAATAAACTTACCGCCGTCATCTTCAGCAAATACAGTAGATACCATTGTGACTAAACGGTTAAAAAATAGCCGTAGAATGTTACTGTTTTGATCAGTAAACGGACGTTCGTAAGAATCTGGCGCTAGCGGTAAAGCAGGTGGCTCTACACGTTGTAGTTGGTTAGCCATTAGCGCCTCCCGTCAGGGCGCATGTCTACTCTAGGAGACCCAAGTTGCCATTTAACTCCAAGCTCAGTAGATGCCATCTCTATTGACATCTGCCGTCCACGAACACGTGTATTTACTTGTCCTGTAAACTGCTCAATAGGCACCGTAGCCGTACGTGTTACCGTACCTGTTGCATTACCTCCTTCGGAATACGGGCTGTTATAGCCTGACCCTGAGTTAGCGAGGGGGAGTAATGTCATCGTAGCACTAGGAGAAGCAGCGGTAGACCCTTCAAATGTAACATCCGGCATGATGCGCCATACAAACGCAAATCGGTCTCCGTCATCTATATCAAACTGTCCAGAGGTAATCGTCGCTGCAATTGGTGCAGGAGTACCTGTTTGGTTGTCATCAGTACCTTGCTCATGATTAACAAGATTATAGCTATACGTAGCCGCTAGAGGAAAATCACGCAAACCAGAATCAAGCCATGCTGTACGGGCTAAAGTGCCGTAATACCACGTTTGATCTAAGTAATTAAACACCACATATTTGTCTACCGTTTCGCTATCTGCGGAGCAATAGAACCACCATACTTCATGGAATGCCTCGTTTGTGCCTGCAAATACTTGGTCGTACTGCAACGTATTAAAGTCTTCAAACACATAACGACGTACATTGCATGGGAGTGGTTGGCTACGCCCATCGTACATATAGAACTTATCTTTACCCATCCAGAAAGCCACACCACTAGCAAAAGCCACGGTGTTTTGGGAGGCAATAGATATGTTATCCCCAACCAACTGAGCGCCCCATACAGCGGGTGCGCCTTGGTACTGCAATGAATACAGCGAAGAGTTGGTCCAAACGAGGACCTCTTGACGTGCTTGTTTAGCCGCAACTATCTCAGTTCCCCGTGACAGTCTCAAGGACCCCGCTTGGTTTGTAGATGCTGGCGTCCACTGTGCTACATCTTCTTGATCAGACCAACGGATGAGCATTGGATCAACTGTAGCACTGCCAACATCATTAGTACCAAAACAAAACACAAAACGGTTTATATCTGATACTAAAATCAAATTCTGCGAAGTAGGTACATTAGACGCACCACCAAGAGATGACAAGTAAACACCACGTGTATTTACTCCATTTGTAGCATCCCAGTAGAAAATATCACCCCCACGAGGGCCAAATACTAGGTCTTCACCAAAGTTAGCTTGGCTCCATAGACGTATAGCTTCGGTAGAAACACCACCCGTACCCCATACACCAGCGCCCCATGTGCCGCCACTCCAGCCAGAAAGCGGTATTTCATATGGTTCGCCTGTGCGTATTTGATACGCACCGACTACTGATGACCCGCCGTTGCCTGTGTCTGATGCGTTAGCTGTAGCTGTAGCTGTTATAGTGTATGTATTTGCATCGGGGACTGTTACGATCTGGTACTCAGCGTTTAGCACGTTGGCTGTTATGTTACCACCTAACGATACAGCGCCACTAAAAGTAACAAAGTCGTTTTCACGAGCGCCGTGACCTGCATCGGTGATAGTCAGAGTTGCTGACCCATTCGTAGCAGCAAACGTCACGTCTCCCGCAGCGGTGGTACTGCGAATAGGTGTGATGTCGTTATACCCACCACCTTGCTCTAAATAAAACTTGAGGTGCGTACCAACGCCAATAAGATTAATGCTACCTAAAGTAACCCAGTTCCATAGAGATCGGCACACCCCCAGAAACGAAGTTCCTGAGATACGTTGCCAACCACCTATTTTTTCGGGAAAGCCCTGTCTGAAGCGTACTTTATCGCACTCATACCATCCCGCTTCATCGGTGTAGCGTGTTACTTCTCTATTGATACCGGGTTTAAATACTAACTTCTTTAGAGCCATAATCCACCTACATACTTTCGCCAAAGATAGGAGGTAGTGTAGTGACTTCTATAGCTACATGCTGCTTTAGATTCAATGACGCACCGCAATCAGAACAAGTATCTGCTTCAAGTTCGGCTTCATCAAGATCATATCCACAGTGTGCGCACACAACGTGCACCGTATGCTTTGGTTCTACACCACTTTCAGTATCTCTAGCTTCTACGGTAGTTTTCATACTACACCACCAATTCAAAGTGAGGGCCATCAATAAAAGGCCGTTTGCCTTGACTACGACGTAGGTCTACGTACGCATTCATAGCTTCTTCCATTGTACCATCCCACTCGCGGATGTCTGGGATATGCCATGCGGCACCCCAACGAACTCCAACTCCAGCAGCTTTAGCGCCCTCTTTCATGGCATCTGCAAGATCATCATATAAATTTAATTCCCACGAACCTCTCGACCCAATATAGGCCATAAGGTCTACAGCGTGACCGCCAATGTGCTTAGATTTCATGGTTTTACTTGCGCCTTTAGCAACAAGTTCTCGTTGTTCTTCAATGGTTCGGAGACCACAAATTACACCAAAATCGACTTTTGTAACGGCAATAGCATAGTCAACGACTGCGATTAGTCCAACATCTACACCCTCCAACCTGTCTCGACTACGTTGTGATAACTTAAAACTCATTTTGCTACGCCTTTCGTTTTCTCGAATGATCTGAGACCGCCCAGACCCAACATACCCATTAGTACGGGCATCATCACACTCATATCGGCCTGTGGAACTTCCACTCCAAATCCGGCTGCTATGGGCGATATTAAAAAATTGACGGCTAAACCAAGCACACAAACGTGCCCACATAAGGGCCTCCAAGACGATTGAAAAAAGTTTCCTTTAGCATCGGCGGTATTTAGCGCAATCTGCGCAAGGGCAATCTCCTGCCCATGTTTTTCCGCCATAGTCCCAATTTCATGGGCGAGCTTAGCTTTCTGGTCTTTATCTTCAATAAACTTGTCTAACAGTCCTGAAACAGGACCTATAAGTTGCTGTAGCATAAATAGCCTCCTATCTCTTTGTTAACCCATTTTTGATAAGATGGCTACTAGCATTGCTATTATGGTACCAGCCGCACCGATCAGGATTGTTTCCAAGCGTTTAATCCGAGTAAATACCTCTTTAAATTGGATATGTACCTCGGTCTCCAGCTTGGTCACTCTAGGCTCAATTTCGTCTATGCGACGATGGGCATCTCGAACAGTGCGGCTCATAATACATCTTACTCACTTACTTCTTTGGGTTCAGGGTTTTCTAACGACTGCGCCAGCATATTAGCAAATGCTTCACGACCGACATTAAGTTGATCCATATTGAACTGAGCTGAACCCATTTTTCGTTCGAGGTCAGCAAGATGGTTTACCATCGTCTTCTGCTGTTCAGTCATTTCTTCTACAAAGTATTCTTTGTCGTTAACTGTGATTGGGGTCTTTTTGTCTTTTCCCATCATAAGTCTCCTTGGTTTAAGTTAAATTACCACGGTAGTGGTTCTTGAGTAGGCGAAACAGGTGGATTCTTTTCAGAGTCAATCTGTCCTGCCACACACGCTTCCCAGTTGGATTTTCCGTCTTCACCCATTTGCTCCCATATCCAGCCTAAAACTTCAGATTCGGTAAGGTTTGCATACGGGACAAAATCGTCACCCTGTTGGTCAGGGAATGCTTGAATCCCATTAATTTCTCCAGAATAATCGCCATCAACGCCCGTGCATAGCCACTGCGCATCAACAACGAAATCTGGTTGTGGGGTTTGTAGTACGGACATGTTTGTCACTGTCCAAGTGTAGGTTATAGCCATTTCATTTCTCCTTTAATTAGCCACAGTAAAGTACGCAGGATACAAGTTTTTCAGCAACGGTGCTGTCTCCTATTGTTACTTTACCAATTGTTTTACTTCTAATGATGTCATCAGATTGTACGACCGCCGTACCGTCACCGTTACTTTCGAGCAGATCGCCTTTGCTACAAGCTCCTGTCACTCGAACAGAGCCAATACCAACAGACACAACCATAACTTTTTCGTCGTCATCGAACATATCTACCACACCGTAGACGCAAGCATCCCCCGCAGAACTAGAAACCTGCACTTTAGCGTGATCTAGTCTTGGCTGACCTGCTTTTGGGGAGCTAGTAGGATAAACATCAAGCTCATCTATTGTACTAACAACAGTGCCTTTTGGAGTATTTGCGGGTATACCAGATGATTCGTGCCGACCCGCAAAACCATTATAACTTACGGTGCTTCCGCTTACAGAAATATTGCCTTCATTACTGTCGTCTTGGAAAAATTGAACAAGCGTACCATCATTAGCGATACGATTAATTTCAAGCGGCGTACCACTGTTTCTTGAACATTGTAACGTGCCGCCATCATTTGTTCGTATTGTTACACCAGCGTTTTGGCGACTAAAGCTGGCGACATTGCCCGGACTGCTTGTGATGTTTCCGTCACTGTTTATCATCAGCCGAGGATTACCAGCACCATCTGCTAAGATAATATTATTGCTTGAGGTGCGAATGTCTACGCCACCAGAGTTACCACCAAAACCTCCAAGAATAGTGTTATTGGCTCCGGTAGTTACATAGTAGCCTGCAAATTGCCCAATAAAGGTGTTTGCCGCAGAGCCAGCAACTACGCTTTCATGCCCCGCCTTATCGCCAACAAAGGTATTGTATGTACCCGATACATTCTTAACCCCAGCACTAAGACCAATCGCCACGTTATTAACACCTGTGGTGTTAGCGGATAATGTTGAATACCCGATAGCTACGTTATTATTTCCGGTCGTATTTGCCTCTAAAGACCCCGGACCAAAGGCGCTATTGTAAGACCCAGAAGTGTTAAACCTCATTGCAGCATTCCGACTGCCGGGGTGATAAGTGCCGACAGCAGTGTTTCCTATGCCCCCATTAGTTGTGCGTAATACTTGTGCGCCTACAGCGGTGTTGCCCGTGTAAGTGGTATTTGTGTGTAAAGCCTCAAAACCCACGGCGGTGTTGTAATCTGCCGTAGTATTGCCGGTCATCGCCCTGCTTCCTAGAGCCGTGTTGGAAGCACCGGTCGTATTGTCGGATAAGCTCCAATACCCCAAGGCGGCGTTGTCTGCGCCTGTTGTATTCGCATCAGCAGAAATCCTGCCAACAAAAGTATTTTGCGCTCCGGTATTGTTTGAATAACCTGCCGCTTGACCAACAAAGGTATTGTTTTCAGCAGTTGAGTTTGAATAACCCGCTAGATAACCCACAGCCGTGTTGTTGGCACCGGTCGTGTTGGCATATAAGGTACTTGATCCCACACTCGTGTTGGATGAGCCTGTGGTTGTACTTAATCCAGAAGATGCTCCGACATTGGTGTTGTTTGTAGCGGTCGTAATATTTTGAGCCGCTTTACTACCTATCGCAGTAAGAGTGTTAGTGCTGGCTCCAGAAACACTACCAAATCCTGCACGATAACCCAGTACCGTGTTGTTTTGGCCGGTCACGTTATAATAAAGGGACTGAAATCCAACCGCTGTATTGAACGAATACGAATTATTCATGACCTGATTTGACATGGCCTGTGTGCCAAGAACAGTTGTTCCAAGGCCAAGTAAATCGCTCGTCAAAGCGCCATTACCAACGACTACGTTGTTTCCGCCGGTCGTAAGCGCGTCACCAGCCAAACTACCCACTATAGTGTTTTGAATGGCAGTCGTCATGTTAAGGCCAGCATTATGGCCTATAGCAGTGTGATAGCCCGTGGCTCCAGCATTTAAGTCTCTAGCCGCGTTAGTACCTACGGCTACGTTACCGCCATGCGCATCTTCTGTCGTTAAAGCGTTATACCCTATAGCTACGTTGGAGCCGCCGGTCGTCAAAGCGTCACCCGCAAGATAACCTATGGCTACGTTTGCACTACCTGTCGTATTTTGCGCTAAAGCCAAATGACCCACTGCGGTGTTAAAAGATGCGGTAGTGTTTTCTCCAAGGGCGGAGTAACCGATGGCGACATTACTAGAACCCGTTGTGTTTGCATCAAGTGCAATAAAGCCGACAGCAACGTTGTTGGAAGCGGTTGTAGCAGCGTCCAGTGCCAAATAACCAAGGGCAACGTTACTGCTACCAGTGGTGTTGTTTCGCAGCGAACCGTAGCCCATAGCGATGTTATTAGAGCCAGTGGTGTTGTCCTCCATGGCCCTTCTACCCACTGCGGTATTAGTTTCACCCGTCGTGTTGGTTAGCAGGGCATCGACACCTATCGCAGTGTTCGAGCCTCCGGTGGTGTTGGCATGTAATGCTCTATAGCCAAGCGCCGCA